TCTAAATTTATTTAACTCCTCATAAGAATCTTTAAATACGTTTTCAGGATCCGCAAATTTTCCAGAAACGTCATAATCAGCTAGTGAGTTAATTATGAAGTTATTTAAAACTTTAGAAGGAGACTTAACTAAATTAAGTTTGTTTGACCTACTTCTTTTGTTTTCGTGAGTTTTATCATAAATGGTCCGTACGCTAGTTTGATTTATATCTAAATTACCAACTACCGTTTCTTTAGGATTAATGAGTACTTTATTACCATCCTGTTGATCAGTACCTCCAGTTCTTATACTAAATTTATTTAATGTTATTAAATCACTATCATAGAATACTGAACCAGAGTTAGAGCCCGCTAGTAGCGTAAATGAATAATCTTTAATTTTATTAGGGTTAGCATCTTCTATCTTCATAGCAGATCCAGTTGTAAAATTTTCTTGCAAAGCAAACCTATACGCCAATTCTGAAAAGGAAGCCGTGACGTTGTTTCCTACTGTACTTTTTTTATTTAATACATGTTGCTTAAATTTACTTGCACTCAATTGTGTTTGCCATGTTCGTATTTCTGCTATAGAGCCCGTGTAGGTGCGTCCCACTAACAAGTTTCCATTATCAGTTTTAGCTCTACTACCGGTAGAGAACCAGTTAGAATTAATGTTATAATTAACTTCATTAATAACAGCTGTGCCACTTATAGACATAGATACTGAGTTAAATTCTACTATCTTATCTTCTGACTGTAAACCTGTAAATAGTTTGTATCCTTGTACACCAGACCCACTTACACTACTGGATACTCTTGAAAGCATTACATTCCAATAATCATTACCACTCTTATATCCAGATGTAGGAACAGACATTGATACTGCATTGTCTTCTATAGATCCAGAACCATTTGGAGAATTGTTAATTCTAAATTCTATCTGACCCTGTGTTTCTGTAGACGATCCAGCTTTTAATCTTATGTCCCATAGCGTTTCTCCTCCAGAACCACTATTTTCAAAAATAACTTGATTGTTGGAAGATGGGTTTGGATTAATAATGAATTCCAAAGATTCAATATTATCCGCATCGTTGGTGTACCAATCGAGAGATAAAGTTCTATTAGGATCGTTGTTAATTATAAATGAGAAGAACTCTTCAGTTGTTTGTATAAAACTTACGTTATCAGCTTGACCAGATAATCCAGAAAGTAATGTGGATACATCATTAGAAATAATAGAAGGATTGTGTTCTTCTAAAGAACCTCCCGTCTCCGCCACGGTCAAAATATCCGCTGGATATCCATAAGTATTCAATAGCGCAGATATACTAGCTGCAGAACCCTTTGTTTTATAAACTCGTACCAAATTGTTTAGAATCTTACGCCACGTATTAGTAGTTATTTCCTCTACAGATCTACCACCCACTCGTATATTTTCTTGAGATGAACCAAAGTATTCAGATAAGCTACCTGTAAATGGTGAAGTGAAATCCCAACCAAGATTCTTACCTAAAATAGGTAGTAGGTTAGGAGGTACGCCGTCTTGACTGTTATAGGATCTAGACGATAGCTTCTCAAAATTTTCTATATAATTTCTTAGAAGATCATATTGCTCACCCATTAATTTTATAAAACTTAATAACTCTGTAGATTGAGAGTCTTCTTTAATTGCTGTTGGTATATTGTTGACTAATGCGTGTATGTTATTATCATCATACGCTGATGCTGATGCTCTAAGACCATCAAACCAACTTGAAAATTCTGTAGAACTAACTTTGTAAATACTATGAAACGGATACACATCTATAGGATTTTTTGTTGTTAATCTTACATCCGTTATAAACGATGAAGTAACGTTAGCTGCTATACCAGATGGAGCTACGGCTCCTCCTCTTGTTCTCAAGGAAGCTGAAACTCTAAACAGCTCACCGGAAGGCATAAACGATCCTGAAAATAATGCTGTACTACCGGTTAAGAATGTAGTACCTATAGATTTGTAAAACTGACCCGCAGCTTGAATAGCATATGAATCTGGATTGCTTGCACTTGGTGAGTTAGATGCTGATGACTGTGCTTCTGAGGAAGATACTATTTGATAAAAATCTACATTGTCACTCCATGCATTATCATTCCAATTGTACATGTTTAGTCGTTGCTGTCTATATGGTCTCCAAAAAGATTGTGAAGCTTCAAAAATATATCGTCTATATTCAGAGCCAGTGACCGTCTCGGATAAAATAGAACCACTACCTAAAGCTGTATTGGGTAATTTACCCTTTTCAAACTCATCATATCTCGTGTTAATATTTTCTAACGTGAAGTCACCTATATCATGATCACCCTTTAATAAGAAACTTAAAAATAATGAACCACTATAATTAAAGAACGGTTTGTCTTCCGCTTTGTATTTTCCTCTAAACAAATCTAAGCCGTTATGTTGTGAGTCACTAGTGCCATCATCTGCTCCAGGAGCTGAATGTTTGTATACTAGCGGGAATCCTCCATAACTTGTTAATTGTGTATAACTACCAGTAACTGGTTTAGAGTGAGCCAAATTAGCTCCTATACCAGGTGCTGATGCTGAGCTGTTACTTTGGTAGTCATAATATAAAAATCTTTCATATGGAGTAAATGTATCTTTGATCCGTTGTATTTCTTCAAATGAAGTTTTTCTTGATTTAACTAGTGATGTTGAGTCACCATCCATACTAACAAAACTACTTGATAATGACTGACTTATCCTGCTCAATTGGTTTTCTATATTAGTTAGTTTATTTTTAAAGTTGTCTAATTTTGATGCTGCTGAACCAAAGAAGGTGTGATTTGTAAAATCGTTGTAATTTATATTTAAGTTAATATCAACGCCAAACCCACTACCAGAATTAACCCAACTTAATATTGAAGTGTCCACCAAAGATCCAGTAAGATCCGCTACACTTTGAAAAGGATCTTCAGCCACACTATTAATTTGCTCACTTACTTCTACTTGAGAAAAGCCTCCAAATTGTTGTGCATCTAAGCCAGCTCCTGTTTGTTGTTCTCTGTGAAGATCAGACTCGTAAAATATTTGTTCAGTTTGTGTAGTAAAAATTTGTTGATCAATACTGATCTGATTTAATACCACTATATCAGCGGGTAATTCTTCACCCAGCTTTATGATTAATGTAGGAGATGTGCTCGATCTATTATCAAATTCATAATTCACTACAGGTAATGATCTACCTTTAGGTAGTCCAACCACGTAATCAAATTTATAGACCCCAGTTGGATCAGAAGAACTTTCTAGTAAATTTTTAAATGTTTGTTGGAATCCTAACTGTCCCTCTTGCGTTGAGTTGTTAAGAACAAAAGGTATTGGTCCATCTGATCCAGGACCTATCCGGATCTCTTTTCTGCTAGGTGATATCTCTCTGATTATGTATCTAGGATTGACGATACTACTAGCAAGCACGTCTATCGTGCTACGCAAAAACTCAAACTGTAGACTATAATCTCCCGTTGGTAAAATTATTGATGAGAGTGCTTCCGTAGGTTTAAAGTAAAAATTTACATTATCATCATTAATTGTTCTGTAGATGTTTAACTGAGGAGATCCTATGACTTCATAGTCGGTTGTTCCTACACTCATGCATGTTATATTTGACCAAACTGCTGATGGTATCATGACACCACGTTGTTCTACTACCCAACCATCATCCCAGTAAGATATTTGATTCACTCCACCCAATATTTGTGCATTAGATGCTATAAGTTGCGAATCAACAACATCGGCTTGTTCCCCATTACAAAAATTTATAGCTGATAACGTTCCTACAGGATCAACCGTTACACCACCCGCCGATACAACTCCAGCAAGTATTGGCTTACCATCTGGTGAAAGAGGACTTTGATAAATAGTGGGAGTGGATGCATTTGATCCATAAATAACCGGTACACCCTCATTGGATACATTGGTGAGAAAGCTTCGGACAAAATTGTCCGAACTATCAAAAACAGATAATCTAACAAAGTGACCTGGTCCTCCACTACCCATTGATATAGGATTAAACTTTAGTCCTACATTAGAATCACCAGCCGCTTGAATTTCTTGCAGTTTATCTTGAGTGTAATTGTATTTTAGCTTTGCCATACTTTAATAAATATTAATTAAATTGCATTATCAGAGGAACCCTGTTCAGGTAGTTTCATATTATCATCTCGTTGGATATCTTCTCCGGAAGGTTTAGATAAATTATAATCTCCTACTACTATACCTAGCGTACCTTGACCGGAACTGTCCAAAATAGTTCCAGCGACCGTTTGGTCTAAATTTAATTCCAAGTTACAAGAACTTTTTAGTTCTGCATCCAGTGAATCTTGTATAGTAGTCGTCAAAGATGCTGGTTTGTTTGTATCTGTTGTGTTTGTATATTCCACTTGCGTGCTTACTTTACTCAAACCGGTTATCCGTTCCATGTCAAACTTTCCTTTTTTAAAAACTCTTATTTGATACAAGTCCAATTGATTTACATGAGATCCAAATTCATCGTTTTGACTCAGTTTATTCAACTTGTACAGCTCATCCAACTCTGATGCTGTAAATTGTCCATCTTCCCTTATTGAGTCTATAGACCTATTGTATTGAGAGTTATTATTCAAACCACCAACTATAGGTGTAGGTGTCAATCCCGTAGTATTGGAATATGGAAGTGTGGTGAAATCATAACCTCCCAGTGCTCCAAAATCTTCTACTTGATAACTAGTAGGATTCACGTATATCGTACTGATAAAGTATTTCCACCTAACTGCTTGTTGTAACTCAGGTCGTCTTGCATCTTGTATATAATTAAAGACGTATCCTCTTATTTGGTATAATCCTCCCTCTCTATATCTATGAGAAATGGTTTGTATGGGTGCGGGATCAGTAGAGAACTCTCCTGACTCAGGATACATGTAGACATCTTGATATGGATACTTAGTTGTATTGATGGATTCATATTGCTCTCTTAGTAGTTTATCAATCTCACCACTGTTTAAATTTTGTAGCTCTGGCTCATCACCCCAACTCATTATTCTAAATTTATACTTATAGTTTGAAAAGATATACTCTTCTTCACTTAACGGTTCCACCGTGTTTATACATTGAATGGTATCCCATCTAAACATAGTGGATGTTGCTAAGATTGGACTACCTGCTATGTCGTATCGTATTGGTCCAATGGGCTGATTAACCATTGTGCTCCTTAGAGCGTCAACTGCGTCGTAACCTTTAGTCTCACAAAAGGCATCTGCATTTAAAACCCCAAGCCTGCTTGATACAGCGACGTTTGTACTATCATAGGAAAAAATAGTATTCCCATTTAATGTTACCTCCAAACCATCATACAATACAGAATCCTCTATTGGTAGTTTAGGATAAAGCATTGTACCACCCAACTGGTTTCTATTGGTTATTCTAACGTGAACTTCATTTAGAGCTGAAGCTGCTTGATATTCTTCTGGTTGAGTATCCACATTGTAATAGTCTTGGAGACTAGTCCAACTGTTAGGATTATTAACGTCTCCTACAAATACATCAACGTGTGGTGTGAAATCTTCTATCACTTCTGGTCCTGGCAGAGGGTTCAAGAATCCATTATCTACTCCTGTAACCTCAAGACATTTAATGTCATTGAAATAATAGAACTCATACCCCTCTTCATTGTTATTATCAAATTCTGTTGTCCATGCACCATCTCTATATTGCCAAAAAGGAGGTTCTGTATCTCTACCCGTTGATATTGAAGTGTATCCAAACGACATATCAGCGCCACTATTTACATTATATTCCTCTCTACAATATTGATCTGCACTAATTTTAGCTATTGGAGAATCGTTAAACAAATCTGGTTCCTCTGATGTACGACTGTAGGCAAAAATAGGAAACATATCTCCATTTACTTCATAACGAGGTTGTAAAAATCTACTATTTTCTAATCCTGCAGGAGTAATAAATTCATGTGGTATTGACGTTCCCATTGCTGATAAATAATCCACTGTTTTTAATGGATTGAAATTTCCCTGTAGATTGGTTGTTCTGGGCTGTTTAGTACTTATTGAAGCTATACGTCTAGTATTCTCTATATACCCATATCGCTCCAACTCAGTTCCTCCCTCATTGGGATAGCTCTCCCACATACGGTAACCTCTCTCTGATGGTCCCGTTACTGCTATCTGAAAAGCTCGTAATGCCCAAGCTGGATCTCTATTATTGCCATCAACCAAATTATCCGAGTACTCATCTATTTTATAAAACGGAGTTGTGAATTCATTGTATAGATCTGGGGCTGTCTGTGGAAATAATCCACCCTTCAGTTGTTCTATATTTCCGTTATTACCTATATCAATAATCTCAGAGGAGAATACATTCTCTACATCCAAAGAACTATCTTGGAGTACATCTTGATATCCAGTGTCAGTTCCTCCATTAGGAAGGTATAATCCCGGTACTAATTCATTTGCACTGTCATATCGATTCTCAATACCAAATTCTTCATTATGATATGATAACTTTCGAGAATCTCCAGACAACTTCCATTCCATAACAGCCATACCACCAGCATAGCCAGGATTAGCTATCAAGTTGTAGAATATCTTCTTGGGAATCGTTACTCGATAGTATGATCTTCGTCTAGTAAAAGCCGAACCAGCACCATCTGAAGTATCATGTCCTCCCATTCTGACTATCATTACATACCCACCATCTCCTCTAATATCAGTGGAAAATTCATCCGGTGTTCCAAACACCTCTATTGGTTCAAAGCCAACATCAGGATTGGATTCTAGATCAGAAAGATTATTACTGGTGTTTCTCAGTTGTCCACCGTTTAGTATTAATGAAGATACTGTTTGAGGAATATTCATTAAAGCACCGGAATAAGGATTGGGAAACTCTGGATTGAATCCAACATCATACACCTCGTTCTCCGTCCGGATGCCTCTACGACGAGGTAATCCGTTTACATTTCCAGTAAGAGCATTGACACTTTTAGCTTCTGTAACCTCAGCCGTTGATAGAGGAGCATTCTTATAAAGAGGCACAAAACTATACTTCCAACCATCTTCACCTTGAGGTGGCTCATAAACGTTCCCTAAGAACCTTTTACCGGTTTCATTATCTCCTGCAGATCTATAGGCGTAAATCTCTCTGTGAATTACGTGCTTTTGTCTATTGGGAATGTGTCTGCATACTCTTCGAAGGTCCTCACCACTCACGGGTCCTAGCAGGTCTACGTAATTGCCTTCTCCATCCACAACAGCCTTGTCTCCATTAAAGAGAAAAATTTCCAACATATGACTATATTGGGTTGGTTCGCGACCGCCGTCATCTGCTTGATTACTCACTACCATTCCCTTGAGAAATAAGTTCACTCCATCAAAAGGCCATATGTTTTGTTGTTGAAGATTATTAAGATTATCATGAACTATTCCATTGTATTCTTCGTTTGGGAGACTAGTGTATGTTCCTAGTCCCGGTCTACTTTCATCGGATACATAGCCTATTTGGGACACTTGCTCTTTACCAGAGTAGATGTAAACGTCATATATGTAAGGTTGTAAAGCCATTATAGAGCCTGCATTTGTTCGCTAGTGCCAATTGTGATCTTTTGTGTGAGGGGAAATCTTTCAATCTGATCGTCTTCGTTTACATCTAACTTGTAATCCTCAAATATAATGGGAACGGTTCCTGTACCAGAGCGATCTCTCAGTACACTGTCATTTATTTCTTCTGTGTCAATATCAATTAGTAGATCTGGATCATTAATTGTATTGGTCAAACAAGGTATATTATCCTTTGGTAGTGGAGTCCTTTCTCCATCACCATCAGATTGTACGCTGCCATCTACTTCTCTACCATACTGGCTAAACTTAGGAAGTACTGGATAATAATAGTCATTTAGCCAATATTGACTTGCAAGGGCATCTATACCAACTACATCTCCATCTTGAATTGTTACTCCGGTTCTATACGTTATGCTATATTCTTCCGGTATAATATTTTTATAGTATGAAGACTTGCCGGGAACTCTTGCATCATCTGGAATGCCTAAGAGATCCTCAATTGTTTTTTTTCCTGTCGTGAACACTCTCAATTGACCCACGTTGATATTAGTAATACCATCTCCTAATTCTGAAGGTCCGTATAGTGTATCACCCGTGGTGCTCTTCTTTAGTTTGAATCCATTGTGTTCAGGTAAATTATCAAAATGTTGTATAGTTGTCAGCTTACCAAATTTCTCAGATACCTTTACACCCTCTGCTTGTGCTCGTATCTTATCCCCATAGGATAAAAAAGATAGTTCATCCACGACTCCAGAACTTTGATATCCAGCCAATCTAGATATGGATTTATAATATAGAGAATTTTTATTTATTCCTCCTACTATGGGGGTTGTAGCTGGGTAAGGAAAAAAAGTATAGTCTCTACCTCCCAGTTGAGGAAATTCATTAAAGGTGCTTGAGTTGTCGCTTAACAGTATGTTAAGTGAAAACCTCTTAAAGTATATAGGTGAATGTGAAGATTGTACTTCTGATTGCTCGAGATGAAAGCCAGTGAAGAAAAATTGACCCTTTGACTTATATGTCGAGGTATCACCATATGCTAATTCTATCATCCAAGTACCAGTTGCGTTAGCTGGAGCAGTTCTCGTTATGGATAATCTCTCCCAGGTATAATATCCATCATTAAATTTATCTATAACTTTTACAAATGTATCAGAGTACCAATCACTCTCACCCGTAAATACAGTATCACCTGGTGTGTGATCGTAAATCCTGCTTCTAAAGATGGCTCTATTAGTGAGGCTCCTTGGTACGGCAGCCCAAACAGAAAACGTATAGTCTCTACCTGGCTTGATACCATCTAAATAAATAGAATAATTATCCGTTTTATTTATTTTTGTAAGTTGGATAACGTAGTCGGTTTCTCCGGGATTATTGGGCCATTGTGTATTTCTGATCAGACCCCTAGACTTACCTATTGACCCGGGTCCTTTAGTCCTCGTTACAAGAGCTTTAGTTTTTAATAAATTAACTCTCTTCGAGGGTTCCCCAGTTCGCTTAAACATGTATCCGGTTATGTTGTACAATCCAGGTTTTTTGTAAAAATGTTTTACCGTTCCACCAATTTTAATTGGAGTGCTTTTGTATGATGGAGGAGAATCGTCTCCCCAGTCTACATCCATTATGTAGTAACGTGATGTGTCGTTTATAACTTCTCGTTCATTTAATTCACTTACTAATCTACTGTCTTGTGTCGTAGTGTTCCATTGTCGTGGATAAAAATTAAAAATTACATCCGTGGGAGCTCTGTTTGCTGTAAAGCCATCTACTTGTTCTTGAATACTAGAATCATAATATTGTAGTGGCGGAGTTTCAAAACCTCCTCGTCTAGTTCGGACCTGAACATCCGGTACGAAGTGATGCTCTGGTGGCCAGTTAGGCCAAGATGATCCAATCTTCTGCAAGTATAGATCATTAGTGCCAACATTATCGCTAGAAAAAAAACTACTCAGTTGTATTTGTTCTTGTTTTAAGTACTCTTGAAATGTACTATATGGAGACTCATTACTAACAGTTACACCATACTCTATTTCATCATTAGATCCAAAATACAAACCCAGTTTAGGTCGCTGATCATCTACTCCTATTCCCTGCTTGAGTCGAGTTGGCTCATCATCTTGAAATGGTCTAGAGCTGATCATTAGTAACCTCTAGTTTTCTTTTGTCTTCTTGGTAGGTTCTTATCTGACTTTTGTTTACTATCATACTGACAAGTTCCGTCATCGACAGTAGCTAATGAGTTATAGTTAATAGCTAGCGTGTCCGTACATCCGGGTATTAGATCTGGCTCGGGATCTGGAATCGTTACATCTTCTTGTTGTGTTTCTTCTTCCATTTCCTGTACCTCTTCTGTTACTTCATCTACTATATCTCGTGTTGCAGTTAGATCTAATGTGATTGGTATGACTGAATCCGTTGGAGCTAAATCCTCAATTGTAATTGTTCTAATGCTTATAGGATCTATGTCGGTAGTAATAAAGGTTTGATTATTAGTATTGATGTTATGTTGTTTAGTTGTCTCTACAGTAAATGTCTTGGGTAGTAAAGTTTGTTCAACAGTTATTGTAGTTTGTCCTTCTTGTAGTTGAATATCAGCTTCACCCAAACCTATCAAAGTAGGTAATTCACCGGGTACATTTGCTGCAAGTGGTCCAAAGCCTTCAATTTGAGGAGGACTGATAACTGTAAAATTTAAACTTATGTTTTCTACAATAGCATTTTGAGCTTGGTTGGGAATATCATCTATGTTGGGAAAAGATATTTCAAACTCTGCAGGTGTAAAACTAATAGTAGCTTTACCCCAATCCACACTATTGGTTACTGGATTGTTATCTAGATCTGTCGGTGGAATTAATATTGTTATTTCTTCCACATTGTTACTGATCAACATTCCTCGTTCACCTTCAATATTTATTCCTCTGTTGATGCCTGTTGTGGAAGTCTGTCCGAACATGTAATCATTATCTCCATTTGGTATTGGACGGATAGTTAGTTCTTGACCGGTTACGACTGGTACGTTGACTGCATATCCATTAGAAAAATCTAGAAGTGTTCCATCTACCTCTATACCATCTTCACCACCGCCAATGTTTTCTATTCTCAATAAAGTAGGTTGTCCCAATGACATAGCCTGACGAGCAAACACTTCTTTACCTCTATACGATTCGGGTAGAGGCGAGTCAAATGTTACAGTGTTGTTATTAACATATGTTCCCATACCAAGATCAAGTTCTCCAATTGTAATTATAGATTTGGTCGTTGTTGAATCAAAATAATCTATTGATACTAAAATGCCATTAGTGTTATAATACACACCAGGAGTTCCAAGAGTCAATAATTCTGAAGTATTTTCTGAATTAAATGTTGCTGCTAGTCCATCTAAACTTATCGTAGCGGTAGCATTGGGATCTGGAAATATACACGTTCCATCCTCAAAGGTTGCATCTGGATTATAGTTAGTAGCTGTAGGAGCTAAGCAGCCTCCCAAATTCAATGGAGGAGGTGGACTATTGGAAGTTTCCCCAGTAACCGTATCTACTGTAACTGCTGTATCGGCTAGTTCTTCTGGTTCCTCTCCTATCTTATATCCAAGACCTCGTAAGAGTTCGGAACGGCCTATCACTTCTACTTTTAGTTTAGACCCCTTGTTGCTATCACTAGTATACGAATCAGGATCACATACATATGTGTTACTATTATCTTCCGTTAGGATTCTTTCTGAACATTTCCACTTCCAGTAATCCGGATCAACTGTTGGTACTGAATGGTCTTCATTTCTTGTGGGATCATAATTTGCTACTATAAGAAACCATTCATTTAATTTAACGGGTATGGTAGTGTATGGTAACAACCACTTCTCCGAGTCCCAACCTAATGCTGGTTGGTATGCATCCTGCAAACCCTGTTCTTGATAATTCCTAACGGGTTGATTATTTTCAAAGTCATATAACGCCGCCGCAAATTCTTCAGGATTAGATTTTTTAAAATTTAAACCTGAGTTATTATTTTGTCCAGAGTAATGTCCATGTTGTGAATCTCTAAGAAGATTGTTTTCGTCCCTAACGAGTAGTCTTACAAATCTTGCTCTTGTTTCATCGCCGGGAAATAAGTTCATACCCCTGTCATAAGATTCCTCACCAAAGGTCTTTCCGTTTCCCGTACTGGCTAATTCATCTCGACCCAGTGTATAGGTTTCTAATCTAAAACCGTATGGTGAGTTATTTCTAATTGGATTACCAAAGTTAAATAGTGTACCAGATGATACTTTATCTAAAAATTTTACCCACATTGATATTGTAAATCCTTCACGTCTCCACACAGGATCGCTTGGATTGTTTCCTATCAATCCTACATCATTGCCAGTTTGGCTTCGTACTACTATACCCTGATTAAGATTTCTTATTTGTAAATAACCCTGAGATGTAGATTCATATTCAGGTCTAGTATCCTCCACGCTGATACTGGGCTGACTCTGTGGAAAGAAGTTGCTCACTATATCATTACTTAGCCACTCAAGAGATTTGTCGGCATTGTCTACATCTTCACTGGATTGTTGCCATGTAATGTATTTGTTTTCTTCTGCAGCTTGATTCGTTGTGTTTGATATATCGTATAGCGAGCTGTAGTTGTTTGATTCATTAGGATCGATTGTATCTGTTACACCATCTTCGTCTGCATCTATAACAGCCCCAGTATCTACAGGTACTACTGGTGGTCGTAGTTGTTGATATTCTGCAAAGAAATTATTTATTCTTTCTTGACGACTTGTAGTGGGAGGTAACAATTCAAATATAGTATCATCTAATACCGTCTTAGCTTTATCGGGATCTATAGGTCTAAATGTTTCCTGAATATCAACAAATTGGTTTAAGTGTGATGATATAGCCTGTACGTCTATTTCTAAAGTACTTTGTGATAGACCAAAAATAATTCTTATGAAGGTACCACCTCCCTCTTGATCCGACTTATCAAAAAATTCAAATCTCAATGATTGTGGATCAACAACTGCAGCCGTGGTGTTGGGATTGGCCCCATTAGGATACATTTTGTCGTATATCTGCTGCACCACATCTCGTGATTCATCCAAGTTACTTTTGTACTCAGATTGATACAGCAATAGTTTATCCGTGGACTCTCTACCTCGTTGTATAGTTCCCGCTTTCACTGTCTTTTGTAGACTTGATAAATTTGTAGTTTGTGTGACAGTTTTTATTTCTTCAGCATGCTTCACCAGTAAGTTGGACAATATCCCAGCTATGTTTTCTTTTTCTCTTGCAATACCAGCGGCAAATTCTTGATCTATATACGAACAAGTACCATTATCTCTGTTTGCCAAGTTGTTAAAATTTAAAGCATTTCTATCTGTACAGCCTTGTATTAGTGGAGTGGTGGCTCCACAGTCACCATCTCGTTGAAAATTAGCAAATGGATTAAACTCTAGCACATCAATATTTGTACACCCAAACACTACAGCTTGGGAACAAGACCCATCGTCATAATCAGCTACGTAACCTTGAGTGTAGAATTCTAAGAAAGCATTGTTGGTGCACCCTGGATTAAAGTAGCAGGAACCATCATCTATACAGGATATAATACTTAATTTCATACGTTGTAGCTACCTCCTCGAGTTGCATTTAGTGCTCGTCGTGAATCCCTTGGTCCTCGTCTTGAATCCTTTGGTCCTCGTCTTGAATCCCTCACATTTTTAAGATTTTCGACAAATGATCCGGCTCCTTGAGTTGAAGCTGGCATGAGGTTTATAACCAATATAGGTGATTGTGTTGTAGGATCCTCTCCTACCTCTTGTATGTTAAATACACGTTGTTTATTTTGTAAGTTGGTATCTGTCATTTCTACATAGTTGTTAAGTAAATAATTATATCTTTCAGTACCCGACATGTTAGATATCAAGGATAGAGTATCTAAATTTCCACTAGTTGCCACTAGACGTACTTTACTAAGTGATTCGTCTGAGTGTTTTGATAACACTTCATATCCATCAGATGAGATTTGAGGTATTAGATCCGTATTGGTACATGTGTTATTAACGGCATCTTGTTGAAAACAGCCATAATCAAAATATTTACACGATCCGTCAGACTCATTTGCACCAACAATAGTATATAAGCCACTGTTATTTAGTTGAACTGAATACTCTCCCGAAAAGTTGTACGCTATTGGGTCCATACATCCAGGAATTGTAAACACACACGAGCCATCTTCCCTAGATGAATTTGGATTGTAATTATCTGCTCTGGGATCTAGGCATCCAGGCGTAGGTAGTGCTCCTCCAACACCACCAATAAAACCTCCACCCAAACTTTGAATTGTGGATGGTGGTGCATCTGGTATAGTTATTGTGATTGGGGGAGTGCTTGGTTGAGTTGTTGTCGTCCTCACGGGATTCAACCCCAATAGGTTTTTTTGATCACTTGATCGCTTTGTTATCTCTGATATCAATTGAGGTGTAGAGAAATCCCTCACTTGTATTGGTTCGTTTATCCTCATTGGAGATTTTACCACCTGGACAGGTTCTGGTTCAGTTAGTAGTCCTTCATCATCTAAAGGTTCTTCGACAACTTCATTAATAGTTGACACGATTGGTTCAGTTGGAGGTGCTACTGTAGTGGGTGTGATTGTCATAGGTGCAATGGGTGGATCCTCTATTTCACCACTACTTAAATCTACAAGAGGAGGTACATATGGATCATATTCCATCTCTAGATATTCTTCTAAAGCTAACTGATCTCTTGCACGTTGATTCTCAAGAGCTACTTTTCTATCCTCTTGCATAGCTTTGAAATCAGGATCTTGTTTTCTATCCCGGTTATTTTGACCGGTCACAAAACCTCTTCCGAATGATTCAGCCATTACTTACTCCTACTGACGTACAATGAATTCAAACCCATCATCATAGATCGCTTCTTGATTATCATCAAAATTTAATTTGTATTGTATCTTATATTTTCTGTTAGGATAAAAACCATTCATCCATTGAATAAAATAATTTCCCGTATCATCACAACTCATTGATGTATATGGACTAAAAGGAACTACTGTTTCATTTGTTGCTACATCAACAATACTATATGACCCACTACCCTCTGGTATGAATGATCCAGTCAACGTTTGTACTGAAGTTGTAAACGTTTTTTGTATATGTCTTGGGCGAGCTTGAACTCTGAACTTTACTCTCTCAGTGTCTCTATATGATTCTCTGAGACCTTTCATTGTTACAATCATATCATTTAGACCACTCATAGTAACTGGTAATAAACTACCTGTATTTGAACCGGTAGCTGGTAAGTGATCGTCCCATTGAACTTCCAATACTGGAGCGTAGATTGTATTAGTTTGACCGCTAAAAAATCTAAGATCGCCAGTAGTTATAGTTCCATCTGATAGTGCAGCCTCTTCGTGACTACCACTAAACTTTACTAAAAATCCATTGTTGTTAGAACCTTCTAACCACCTATTCACAATATCAGTAACATCCATATCGACATCGGGTGATGCATATGTAAATGATTGTGAGGCTTCATAACCACTTCCCGTGTAAAAATATACTCCATGTCTTGCTAAACCATCATCATGCGACCACGTTACTGGAGAAGCTCCGGCATAATAAGAACGATTTTCCCAACTACATCCAGTAGTCGTCTTGGGTGAATCTGAGGTTCTACCAATACCTTCATCCCATGAAGATGATATTGGATATGCTCCTAGAGAATAATTTGTAGATACATCAGTTGTACCGTTAGCTTCAAATAATCTTAATTTAAATTTAGGCGAAGTAATTGTTTTGTTTACTATGGACTGACTAATCTCAGAAAAGTCTGGACCTTGAAAGTTTATTAAAACTCTAGTTTGATACCCAAAGTCGTTATTAACATATACCTTCTTGAGTTCTAATATTTCATCTCGACCAAAATTTTGATCTTTAAATGTTTCTCCCGTAATCAAATTGGAGCCACTATTGATATACGTATCTGCTGTTGAAAAAATTCTATAATGCATTATCTAACAGCTCCCTTTATGTTTTGTTCTGGATCTTTTAATTCAAAAACGGAGGGTGTTGCTGATGGTTGTATTACCCCCTGATTAAGTGATTGCTCAAAGTCAAATTTATATCCATAATTAGTCAGACCCGTAGAGTCATCTACCTGCCATGAATTGTTTACGTGGTGATACGTATATAGAGGTCCAAACGTACTCACGGATACTCCAGGTTGTAATTCATAATTAGGACCCTGTGATATACAGACATAATTTACTGAATACACTCCATCTATGTTCATGAGCTCATATTCTAACTTACTAACGTAAATGGGTTGTCTAAATTGCATTTTATCTACTTGGAAATAATTTCTAATTTTATCTATACACTTTAGTTTTATTTCTGCCTTGTTGGCATTTCTATGGGCTACCACATCAAAATAAACACCAAAATTTACAATGTACCCACCTCCAGATTCTCTAGTAAGTCTCAAAACTATTTCATCAGTAAGCATACGAAACTCGTTTAGATAATTTTTAAGATTTACACCTATTGGATCTGCTGGTGTTTCTGTTAAATTTTTATTTCTATCATAACTAAGCGTGTATACCTCAATAGTGGGTATAACGCCACTTTGAATAACTTCCAATGCATTTTGAACTTTTTGATAAAAGTCGTTAAAGTTTTCTCTGTCCGGAGGTGCGCCAACATCATATTTAGCTTGTATGCCTACTTCAGCATTTCGTACGATTTCTATAAGCTGTGATGTATTTCCGGAACTTCTCTCCACATACACTTTAGCAAGATTACCAAACTTAGCCGGCATCCCTAATATTCTAGCTTCATAGTCACTCTTAGTAACACATCTATTCTGTGTGGTAAAAAATGCAGCAGCTCGCTCTCGTATCTCTTGTAAAGTTTCCTCTGCAGCACCACCCCTAGCTGGTTCTGGATTTGTGACGGATAACGTAGCTGATGTTAAGCTGGGACTGCCTGGAGCTCCTATTTTATTTGTTACTACAGATAAGTCGTTGGCTACTACATTTGAATTCAATCCTCCACCTACTCTATACTTTACTGTAAGCTCAGTGTGGGATGGAGTTTCACCTAACGTACTAAATTCATCTCCTAATAGTGGATCAATACCTGCTTGAATGCTCTGTACTTGACCCGGTACCGTAATTCCTGCTTGATCGGATTGTATAAAACCACTTTGTATTGTTTTACCAGAACGTAGTATTCCGTTTCCAAATACCACACTCGTAGTTCCTTCAAAATCGTTCTCTACTACAAATCGTTTAGAAGTTCTTATAAATTCCAAGGTGTATGGAACGGGAACCGTACTCACGTCTTGTCCACTTTCTAAAGACGTATAAGCATCACTTCTATTAGGATTAGATGTATAATGAGTCTCAATGGGTACTCTATCTTGTGCTAAAAAATCTACTTGGTGGTACTTGTTTCCATTGCTATCATGTACTGAAATAATCTGTACGACATTTTTTTCAGGTAGGTTTAGTTTTAAAAATTTAACTGGAGCTCCTACTGGAAAACTTTTAGATTTTGTCTCACCGCTAATAGCAGTAACTGATCTCTTGAGATCATATCCAGTAGCTATACCCTCATCATTAAAATCACTTTGTATGGGAAGTGGATCAGCTGATGAACTTACTGAGAAGTCTATCACATCCAATGATTCAAACTTTACAGTTGAAGATAATGATGATTGTACCTGCATACCAGGTTCAATGGATACCGCCTCGCTGTAATCAGGAAATGCTCCATCTCCCAAAGAACCAACCGTTTGTGTTACTTCCAATACAGCATAAGCTGGTACTGAAGTTTTTGCATTGTATCCTAACATCTTGGCTAGCGTCACTACATTACGTCTCTCTTCAGCCAAAGGTAACATCATTTCTTTATATTGTTGATCCATGTAAAAAGACAATACATCACCAACATATGCGGACATTTCTAGAAGCATCATACCAGGTGATGTTTCGTTAAAATCTCTATATGTGTCGGGAAAATAAGACTTAGCGTATTGAATCAAGGAACTCTTTATTGTATTGAAGTCTTTGTTAATGTAATTTACATTAGTTTCTTTGAAGTCTTGATCCGTATATGGCACCTTAGTCTCCTAGTGTTACAGTTACAGATTCCAATGAATTGGGATCCTTTGTTATGTTAAAAAGTACAGTCACTTTCATAGTGTTTCTAGAACCTACGCTATCAGGTAGCATTTGAACCTTCAAATCCTTCACTTCAACAAAAGGAAGATATTGTTCAAAAGTATCAATAATATCGTTCTCTATAGCAATTTTAGTTTCATCGGTAACTTGTTCAAATAAATATTTTTTTAAACCCATTCCAAGTTGAGGTTGCATTAATCTCTCACCCTTATCCGTAGATAATAATAACTTAATATTATTTTTTACAGCTTGTATGGTGGTCTTGGTAGATTCAAAATATCCCTCAATGCCTTCACTTCTCTTTAGAGGATATTCTAAACCAATAAAAATATTTTCCGTTCTGTCTTCTATCAGCGGCTGTATTGTGAGATCTCTTCTTGCCATTATGTTGCCTTATTAATAGTGCTTTTATCTGGATTAAGTTTTACTTCAGCATTTCTACTATACTGATTAGTTCTATCATAAATAGGGTCCTTCAGCTGAACTTTTGCCGAAGCTGCTTTACCAAGATAAGCCTTTCCTTTTGCTTCTACATTCATACCATTCTTAAATACTGTGTTTCTTTTTATCTTACCAGTAGGAGGCAAAGCGGGTAGCTTGAGATTTATAAGGGGTGATGGGGGTGCAACAGCTGGTCCCACCGTACCCGGATGTCCCACACCAGTTAAATCTATATCCACATCCTTTAAAAATTTTATTTCATCTACTATTACCGTAGCATCCATAGATGTTATATTAAAGGTTAAACTCTTAATATACCGCTCTACAGCTAACGCTATACCTTCTGCCAAGCTGGGAATGTTACCTTTATCAAGTTTTCCATTCTCGTCAGGAGTTATACCAGAAGCATTAACAAATACATCCTCTATATCTGATTTCAGACTTCCCATTACTTCCCAGGGCTACGTTGTTTTATCTTTTGCTCGGATGCCTTCATGACCGGTCGATAATCTTTATTTAAAAACTGTGACATAGGATCAGCTGGATTTATAGGAGCTGCTTGAGTTGCGCGATGACCTTCCGCTGTAGGTTGCATGGTTCTATTCAAGACATCTTGCATATTTGAAGTGTCTAAAGTCCCACCTCCCATAGTCTCCCAATCCGTATCATTAGCCGTTTCTTGTAAAATATCATTCAACAAGGGATTATTAGTTTGTGGAACTGCACGTTTACGTGCTGGCCGTTGGGGTGCTGTGGTAGGAGCTGCAGCTCTTGAAGGTAAAGTAGTTTTTTTATCCTCGCGGAGAATTTTTCGAACCTCCAACTGAACTTCCTCTCTAACAACTTCTCTTATTAATAATCTTAATTGATTTTTTTTCATATTATCCTCATAACTATTGGTTTTTTTCTACAAAATGTTTACTACTTTGAAAATCTAACTGACCTCCTGGAGCAAATTTAGCCTTCAAGCTAGCTAATTTCAATCCAATTGGTCCTCCGTTACCCACTGGTGGATTTTCCAACAATGGTACGGGAGCTCCATTACATATACCCACCGCTGAACTCACTATATCAATCAACTCCGTAAGTACTTCTGATATGTTATCAGCAAATGCTACCGCATGAGCTTCTTCTTGCTTTCCTAAATAAATATTAGATGCTTCCAATAATATCTTACTATTAGCGGATACTGTTACATCTTTACCTGCTCCCATATTGAGATTAATTTTACTTGAAAGAAATATAGATTCCTTCTTAGCATTAAAAATAATCCTATCGGAAGAACCAAATAATTGTGGTCTTGTATAATTGTATATGTAATCAGTGACATCATCTGTTCCTATAGATGTCTGTACAAGAGATGACATAATTCTATTGGGTTCATTTACTGTATCGGATGCAAGTACATATCCATTGATCGTAGCGTTAGTATCCTGTGATATATACTCACCAAAGTTGTCTTTTATTGAACCGTTTTGTAATGCTGCTAATAATGTTCCATCTGCCGCGCTATCAAAGCTACTATTGATACTCTTCCCGTTACTAAAAACTATATAAGGATTTGAGCCTCTACTACCTACCCTAATAGAATTACCATGCCTACCTTCTATCATAACATCTCCGTGAGAAGGAGGTGTTGTATTAGTTGGTTTGGTGGATTTAGATCTATTGGGTTGGAAAGGAAAGTTCAAATCTCTACCAGCTTCACCTGCAGCCTCGTCTGATCCATTTTCATATAAACTATCTATATTAAAGTTTATCTTATTTTCTGTGTTGAGAGGACCTAAATAATAATTTCGTTGTCCAAAAGTACAGAGCAATACTGGATCACCCTTGCTGGGAGTTTCGTTTATACCTCTCAACAATGGTAAGTACTTGGTAGAAGTTTTAGTAACTGAATTATCACTTGCATGAGCTGATGCTTCTATCACACCAGACATAGCGGAAGGTTCTGTATAAATTTTTTCAACATGTCCTGGGACAAACTGTAACCATACCAGTTGAGGAGGTGAATTTTTGAAAAGACCGGAATTGTCTACAGATGAAGGTTCTAAAGTTATGAATGTAGAACCCATTAATTACCTACTGGAACATTCGTTTTAATTTTATTTATTTTATCGGACTCATCTTGCATATCATTAGCTGTATCTTGAAGAGTAGCTATCAACTCTTCCTTCTCAGCATCCGAAAGCATCATTGTATCCGAATCAGACGCTCCGTTTGATTTTCCAACTATTCGTTGGAGCACACTGGCTAATTTTACAAGATGCTCATCGTTTCTTATAGCTACATCAAATATTTCTTTGACTATAGGCATAACAACAACGGCATCATCTATGCTTTGTATAAATCCATGGATTTCTTGAATCAATAGATCAAGTTGAACCCGTTTGCTTTTTGAATTATCGTATATATCTCTAGTAAGATCACTAAACGATACATTGTCAAATATTTTTACATCATTGTCCATTTGCTTACCCTTTACATGTAGTACTGCACCTATAAGTATACAGTAATGTAATTTGTAAGCAAAAACTACAACATACTATTTTGAGGGGCTGGTCACGCCTGTTTGATATTCTAGAGCTAATATCTTATAATGCTTTTTCATTTCATTAACAACCTTTGTAATGTAAACCGTATTGACACCAGTCATCTCACGTATCAGTATATATAAGCTCTTCTTGTTAAAATTATCTATCTCACCTCTTCGATTGAACAACTCTACTATAGAATATGCTATATCAATATCTCGTTTCTTTCTAAAT